CCCAAACGTCTTTAGTTGTGTTGCAAACTTCTCTGCACCCATGCCATAACCTGCACCGAGTATGGTAGTTTTACCAACGAAACGCTGATCTTTTGTAACGTCCTCTTCTGGACAGCCGTATATACGCCCTGCCATTTTGACGTATACATCTTCGCCGTTAGCAAACTGGCTAACAAGATCGTTTTGTTCTGATAACCATGCAAGAACTCGCGCTTCAATCTGGGCACTATCAGCCTCGACTATTGTATAGCCTTCGGGTGCAACAATGGCTTTCTTTAGTTTCTTCGCATTGACCCCACGACTTGGTAGATTTTGTAGGTTAATTTTGTCAGCCCCACCCCATCTACCTGTATGCGCGGCGTAGTATCTCACAGGTACAGGGAGCTTACCACGTTGAGCGATTCCTATAAACCTGTCTGTACGTGTCTCTTCTAGTGTAGACTTGTTGCCTAGCCGTGCCGAAACCAAAGTTTGTACACGATCATCCTCATGCTCAAGTAATTCCTTAAATCCTTCGTCGGACTTAGCAAACGCATACGTGTCCTTACCTGTTGTCGGACTTACCTTCATCGGTGGCTCGACATCAAACTCACGTAACATATCAGCAAACTTCTGGTTTGACATCAGGTCTTTCTTGTCGGTGACGTTGGCATCTTCTAATAGTTTTTCTTTACGTGCCTTTGTGTCCTCAAGGTGCTGCTGCAACAACCCAAGATCCAACTCAAGTGTGGGTTCAATAAACATACGCAGAGACAAGTCTATCAGCTTTAACTCTTGTCGTGGAAACTTGACTCCCATCTGACTGAATAACTGAAACGTCAGGTCTACATCGTTCTTGGCATACTGTCCGTATCTTTTTATCTCTTCGTCGGTGAAATCGGCACGGTGCTTACCCTTGGCATTCTGCACCTCAGTGCCTTTGATGCCTACACCGTACCTCTCGGCTACAGCTTTGAGTGATGCGCTTTTCTCTACACCATGCAATGCACGTGACATATACATAGTGTCGAACCATATCTTTGGACTAACACCGTATCGCCACTTTAGTATCGCTCCGTCAAACATCGTGTTATGACAGAGTATACCACACTCAGAGAAGTCTATGTGTGATAACAGACGTTTAATTTGTGCTGGGGAATCTAACCACACCGTAGAACCATTGTTCTTTTTGATAGCTAAACCGATAACCTCAAATTGTTCATCACGCACATACTCTTCTGTTGTCAGCTTGGACAGTGAGTAATGTTGATCGTAGTAAGTTTCAAAGTCTAGAGTATAAACGTCCATTACTCTTCCAGTAAACTCAACAAAAGTTTTGCCTTATAGTCACCGCGTTTTGTCATGTCTCGTAAATATTCTAGAAGCATATCTCTAAGTTCATCAGTCATTGTCTTTCTCCGTAAGATTACTAACAACTTCGCCGCCACAAGCCATGTACCCACAGGCGTCTACCCAGTTGTCTATGTGTGTGGGGTTAGAATGTATGCGAGCAATCTTCAGTAGTGCCATCATTGCTGCAACATCTTCGGTCTTTATAAAATCGATCAATCCAAGATGCGCGTTCCAATACAAAGCGATGCGTTTAAAGTTATCTTCCATATCGCCATGATCTGCTGCACGATCCTTCGTGACATAACCTTTGGCTGTATCTAATACCTTTGCACGATCCCACGTTTGTTTCATAGGCACTTCTTCGCGCCAATTTTCTGATCCAATACGAGAAATAAGATTTTTTACAAAGTGTATGTCCACGTCACACGCGGCTGCTACCTCGGCGTTTTCGGCTTGCCTGTTGTTTAGAAGATACTCCCATACCTTCTCTTCCTTCTTCGACATACTGATCTCCACGTTGTTCTCCTTTTTGCCATGGTGGTGGCGATAGACTTACGCTATCTTTGCCAAGCATTACTGATCTGCGTCTGTATCCACAGATTTCTTTTAATGTTACTTTCATATTCTTACACCGTTCATTCTCATCCTAGAGACAAACGACTTTAACTCTTCTCGCGCACGATACAAGTCCTGTTCTGTATTACGTGGTCTATCTCTTCGCCCAAGTTCGTCTTGTAACCT